CCCGCGAGTATAGTTTAATGGTAAAACTGTAGCCTTCCAAGCTATTGTTAGCGGTTCGAGTCCGCTTACTCGCTTGGGGAATATATCCCCTTATTCACTTACTTTATTATTATGGCACGAGTTCATTACGGAACATCACGTCTTTATGACGAGTATGCTAACACTATTGACAGCTTCATTACAGGAGCACATGGTCCTGACTATCTCAAGACTATCAAGAACTGCTTGGATCTAACAGCAGCTCAGCGTAAGTATAAACTACTTGTTGAGGTACTTAATGAACTTAGCCCTAGTGTAATGGAAGTTATCGAACGTCCAACAACTGACCTAGAGCATGGAGGAGATTATGCACCAGTCTACGCAGTCGAAGATGTCGCCGAGGCAGTCTAAACAGCGTAAGATAAAAGGAAAGAAGTCACCACGTAAAATACAACAACGTAAGGCTTCTCTCCAATCTTTCAAGAATAAGTATTTACACACTCACTGAGGCTATTACTAATGCCATTAACTGGTAAAGGACCATTCATGCGTCGTTATCGTGCAACTCTAGTCAATGGACATGAGTTCTATATCATAGCTAATGAGCATCATCAGGCTGCACAAGATGCACAAGATGAGGCTAATAAGCTAGGTGCTGAACTACAAGACGTTGCGCTAGCTGAAGTAATAGATAACGACGAAGGCGGACTAGATGGAGATGCATTGTTGTGGCTATGAAGAAGAAACCATTTGCTAATAACTGGAAGATGTACAAGGATACTCCTGTTGAGTTATTTCCTGATGTACCTTTTGATGAATACATGGAATGGAGAGTTCATGGTTGGGAGATCGCACCTACTCACTGTTGTATTATTAGAGCCCACACTCACACCGGCAAGGTGAAAGAGTATAGCTACAAACGATGGTCAGCAGCAGAGAAGAGGATCGACAAACTATTAGATGATCCTGATATGTATGAAGTAGTTATTGCTGATAATGATGAAGTACAACTATTACAAAGAGGTAATAACGATGAATGATACTACATTCAACCGACGAGTGGAGCAACTTATCAAGGACGTAGATCAACATCCCTATAAGGATGAGATTCTACATCTTGCTGAAGCTCAACTCATGTGTGATCGTAACAAATTGCTGGTACCTTATGGCCACTCCACAACAGATTGATGAACAGGTACGACTTGAACGTGATCAGATAAGGCAAGGCCTTAAAAGATTACGAGACAACACAAGGAGACTGGAGGAGAGTAACTACTCCTCCGCTTCTGTGTATGGTATAGCTTCTATTGATACACTATTACCACAAGTAGTAGAACGTATAGAAGACACTAATAACCGTATTAAAGAGGGTCATAATGGTGTATCATTTAAAGAGATACAACAATACATTTCTAATCTAGAGGCTGAAGCTGCTGCTGCTATCGCATGTAAGATTACCTTTGATAAGGTATTTGGATACAAGGATAGTAGTAACTTAATAGCTAACGTATGTGATGCTATTGGTAAGGCAGTTGAAGATGAATGTCATATTAGGCACTACGAAGAACATGCACCTGGTTTACTTAATGTATTAAAGAAGAACTATTGGCACAAAGCATGTGGTACACATCAGAAGATCACAGTGATATCCACACTCATGAATCGCTGTGAGGTTAAGAAGTGGAATGCATGGGGACGTGCTAATAGGATTAAGTTAGGTGCTTGGTTACTTGATTGTTTAATGACATCTAGTAAATGGTTTGAGAAAGAGATGCGACAGGAGGGACGTAAGACAGTTCACTATGTTGTACCTACTCCTGAGTTCCTGAAGATCAAAGACGAAGTGATGGCTAATGCTGAGCTATTCAGCCCTTTAACCTGGCCAATGTTGATACCTCCTAACGATTGGACTAATCATACATCAGGAGGTTATCTCTTAAATGAGGTAATGTTAGGGCACGAATTAGTAAGGCGAAGCGACCACCACCGTATACAGGGAGAAACACCGATAGCTTTTCTCAATCATATACAAAAGGTTGCTTACACTCTCAATCCCTTTATAGTGGATGTGGCTGAAACATTGCAGAAGAGAGGTATAGCAGTTGGTAAGTTCCTTCCTATAATAGATCATCCATTACCACCTAAACCAATAGACATAGCAGACAATAAGGATAGCCGTAAGGCTTACCGTAGAGCTGCAGCTGAGGTTAGGAATAGGAATGCACAAGAGTTTAAACGCTCGTGTAGAACTAGGATGACAATGGAGGCAGCGGCTAGGTTCAAAGAAGTAGAGAGTTTCTACATCCCATGGTCATTTGACTATAGAGGTAGAGCTTATCCTATACCTGCCTTCCTAACTCCTCAGGATACAGACTTTGGAAAGAGTCTCATTAGATTTACTGAACCAGCTTATCTAACACCTGATTCTGAGGATTGGTTAGCATTTCAAGTAGCTACTACATATGGTCTTGATAAGGCTACTATGCAAGAGAGACTTGATTGGGTAAAGAATAACTCCACACTCATATGGGCCGTTGCATTAGATCCTATCGGTAATCGTACTGAATGGGAGAATGCAGAGGAACCATGGCAGTTCTTAGCTGCTTGTGAGGAGTACTATCACTGCATAATGCTGAAGGATAGAGACCACACATCACTAATGATATCTACTGACGCTACATGTAGTGGTCTACAAATCCTAGCTGGATTAGCTAGAGATGAGTCTACTGCTAGGTTAGTTAATGTAGTGCCTAGTGATGTACCTCAAGATGCTTATGCTGTTGTAGCTGCTACTGCTAAGCCTGATTGTCCTAAGGAGTATAGATACTTTATGGATAGGAAGGTTGTTAAGCGTACTGTTATGACTGTACCTTATAACGCTAAACCTTTCTCTAATAGATCCTACATTAGGGATGCATTAAAGGAGAAGGGAGTAGAGATAGATAAGGATAACTTATCTTTAATAGTCAAGGCAGTTAGAGGAGCTATGCACACTGTTGTGCCTGGTCCTATGGCTGTTATGAAATGGATTGAAGATGAGGTGTCTAAAGTTATTAAACGTGGCGTAGATGAGCTTGAATGGGCTACACCATCAGGATTCATAGTACGTCAGAAGTTAATGAAGAAGGATGTAAAACAACTAGACCTAAAACTGTTAGGAAGAGTTAGAGTTAATGTAGCAATTAACGATACAGATAAAGTAGATATTAGTAGACATAAAGCAGCTACTGCACCTAACCTAATTCATAGTTTAGATGCTAGCCTACTCCACTTATCCATCATTAAATTCGATGCGCCTATCGCCCTTATTCATGATAGCGTGCTGTCTCGTGCTACAGACATGTCTATCTTATCCACACTCATCCGAGAGACCTACATGTATCTTTTTGCTGAGCACGATTATCTTACCGATTTTGCCAAACAGATCGGTGCTGAAACAGACCCACCAATTATTGGAGACTTAAACCCGTCTTCAGTAATTGATTCCACCTATTTTTTCTGTTAATGAAGTACACCACACAATTCATCAACTTAGCTAATCAAAACAGCCAAGCTACTAGAGCCTGTAACATTGGCTCAATGAATGAACTTGTAGAGAAATTTAGAGAACAAAAACTTAACCCTTCATCTTGGAAAAGTTTTTACCTATCTGAGATGGGTGATGAATGTCTTGAAATTGCAAGCTGCAAAATCAAAGATAAATTGCAAGAGATGCGAGGTGGTTTCGATTACATTCTAAATAATCTTGATGAGGTTAATGAATGGGTAGAAGATCTGGTATTCAACAAAACCTTAAAGGGTTTTGATATTCAATCTCAGGTATTAGAGATGATTGCAGGTGGTAAGTCATGGAGACTATCTACACCATTTGAGGAATCAATGGGCATTGATGGCTTCATTGAGGAGGAACCTTATCAAGTAAAACCACATACTTCTAAACATCTTGCAAGTGTTAACCAACAAACAATTAAGGCTACCATTGTCTACTACAAAAAGGTGCGAGGACAACTCATTGTTGAATAGTATTATTTGTGGTGACTCGTTAAAGGTGTTAAAGACTATTCCAAATGAAACAGTTGACATAGTATTAACATCTCCGCCATACAATTTCAGCATGGAGTATGATGAGCATGATGACAGTCGAGTTATTCCACAATACATGAGTACACTTACCAGCATTTTATCTGAGTGTTTCCGTGTATTGAAGGATGGCGGTCGTATAATCATTAACGTGCAACCGAATTATAAACTAAAATCTCCTACACATCATTTGATTACAAATCACATGACATCATTGGGCATGATTTGGAGAGGAGAAATTGTTTGGTTGAAAAATCATCTAAGTAAATTAACTGCTTGGGGTAGCTGGAAGTCACCATCCTGCCCTTACCTATCATACCCATTTGAATTCATCGAGGTTTACAGTAAAACAACTTTAAAACATACTGGTAAATCAGAAAATATAGACATTACAAAGGAAGAGTTTATCACCTTTGTCAATGGTCATTGGACAATGACACCTGAAACTCAAATGAAAAAATTTAACCACCCTGCTATGTTCCCTGAAGAATTAGTAGAACGTTGTTTAAAATTATTTTCATTTAAAAATGATGTAGTACTTGACCCCTTTAATGGTGTAGGTACAACAACTAAAGTATGCAGTGATTTAGGCAGACAATACATTGGTATTGACATAAGCCCTGAATACTGTGAAACCGCAACAACCCGTATTAATTAATGAACCGCGTAATCCACAAGACTGCCGAGCCTGTCGTGTTAGAAGGCTTCCAATGTATTATGAAACCCTCTGAGAAGTTTCACAACTACTCACTGTCTGCTGTTGTAGATAGTGATATGCGTGATGCTCTTGAAGAGGACAGAGTAGAAGCCCTTAAGTGGGCTGAAGGTAAACTAAAGAACCCTAAGAGATCAGTACTTAAGCCCGAACCTTGGGAAGAAGTAGCTGAAGGCAAGTATAAGGTGAAGTTCTCCTGGAAAGCCGAAGCTAAGCCACCTATTGTCGATACAGAAGGTACACCCATTACTGATTTAGATATTCCTCTATACTCAGGCAGTGAGGTTAAGTTAGCCTTCTACCAAAAACCCTACATCCTAAAGGATGCTACCACTTATGGTACGTCATTGAAACTAGTAGGAGTACAAGTAATCTCTACCGCCAAAGCTGGCGCAGCAGAGACTGAACTAAATGATACCGATGTAGCAGCCATGTTTGGTGTTACTAAAGGTTATAAAGCAGGTGATCCTGTAACTACTAATGATGACGGAGACGACTTCTAAATTCAGGTCAGGCTTAGAGAAACAAGTAGCTGATCTTCTATCCAATCTAGGTATTGATTACGAATATGAATCTACTAAGATATCTTACCAGATACAACATATCTACACGCCTGACTTTATACTCCCTAATAAACACGTTGTCTTAGAGTGTAAGGGATATTGGGACAGTAAAGATCGACGTAAAATCAAGAACGTGAAGAAACAAAACCCCGATCTCGACTTACGCATGGTCTTTCAAGCTCCATACAACAGGATAAGCAAGAAATCTAAGACTACATACGCACAATGGTGCGAGAAACACAGTATACCATGGACACATTTCCATGACATCCCACTCGAATGGCTCATCTGAATTCCTCAGACATGAGCCATGTAATAATTGTGGATCATCTGATGCTAACTCAGTATATACAGATGGCCACACTTATTGCTTTGTATGTCATCACTGGGAAAGTGGTGACGAAATTAAACACACTCATCAAATGAAAACTGATGTCTACCTACAAGGATATGCAACCCCTCTTAAGCGACGGGGTATTTCCGAAAAAACCTGTGAGTTCTACAAGATCTACAAAGACGGAGAACTCTTACGCTTCCATTATTTCACGGATGATGGCGTACTTCAAGGAGCAAAAGTAAAATCAAAAAAGAAAGTATTCACCTATGAAGGAATT